GTATAAACTCTATTGATAATGATGTAACAAGAACAACCTATACTGGTAATACAAGTTACTCAACTTCAACTTATCATCAAAGTACTTCTGGAACTTATCGTGGAGATGGTTCTGGTATGCCTAGTTATCCAGGGGGTTATGTTTCTTCTCCAAGTTATGCTGGTGGGTATTATAACGAAAGAGAAATTAATTATGGTCAAACTGTACAAGTAAGATTTTTAACTCCGTCATTTACTTTAGGCAATGCAACATCAAGTGGTTCTGCTTACATTAATTTTAGTATTACTTGTACTGGTTATTGTACTTATGGTGCAACTCCAAACCAAGCATTAGTATGTATAGGAATATATGATGGTGGTGCTTCTTTAGCTACTGGTGGTAATGCTTTTGCTGTAACTGGTGTTCAAGGTACACAGTTTCCATATCCAAGTTATTTTTCTAATCATTATGTAAATGTTGCTGGTAATGCTGGAGCATATTCATTTGCTAATCATCTTGGTAATGTATCTGGTGGAAGTGGTGGAGTTGATTATGTTCCTTGGACTTATCAATTTAATTCTGGGAATGTTACCCTTTCTGGTCTTGGTGCTAGTGGAACTTTTAGAGTTTATTTTTGTATGCATTACTCAGACTACGGACATACATCTGTAAGAATGATACGATTAAATAATCCAAGTGGTAAAAGCCAATCATTTAGTGGTAACATTTATAGTACACAACAGACTTCATCTTATTATGTGACAACATCATCTCAACAAGTTAATGGTGGTGCATCATTTAATTTTAGTGGACCTTTTTCTGCAAGTGGTACTTTTAGTCAGACAACTAGTACAAGTACTGCTGGCTCAGATGTGCGTTCTGCTTTAAATAGTGCAAAGCCTAGTGGCTGGAGTGTTGGAGGAAGTGGTAATAATATTACTGTAGCTTCCCCAGCTGGTGCGCAAACAGATGGTTCTTTATCAGTTAGTGGTGGTGGTGGATATAGTGCTAATACAACTCCTCCTTCTGGTTCTTCATCTTCTTCTCAACAAAATTCTTCTGTTAGTGCTAGTGGTGGTGTGACACAACAAGGCTCTAATGTATCTGGTTCACAAACTGTGGCTACTGTGAACAATGGAACTTCATCAACCACAACAACTATAGCAAGTGGAGCAGACACTGATACATCTGGTACTGCTATTGCTAGTGCTATGAATGGACTATCAAATACAACAGCTAGTTATGATACTTCTGCTAATAAAATTACAGTAAAAACTGCTGGTGATACTTCAATTAGTTTATCTAATGCTGGGTCATTATCAGTTCAAAAAGATAATTCATTATGACAAATCAAAACCCACTTGCTGGAGAAGTTGAAGGATATGATGAATCAACATATAAAAGAAAGTGTGAATGTGGTTTAGATACTACAGCTTTATTTTTATATCTTCCAACTAATGGTGAAGTACAAGATACTATTAAAGAAAAATTTTTTAGATTAGAAAAATATTCAGATAGTGAAATCCCTGATGGATATGAGTATAAACCTATCGTTTGTTCACCTCAATGTAGTAATATGTAGTGCTGTATGGACCCTATTACAGCTCTCGCAACTGCAAGCTCGGCATTTAATTTAATAAAAAAAGGTTTCCAAGCAGGACGTGACGTGGAATCTATGTATTCGGATATTGGACGCTGGCTTGGAGCTGTGTCTGATGTTAACCACGCAGAGAAGATGTCTAAGAATCCACCTTTGTTTAAGAAAATATTTTTTGGTTCAAGCGTAGAACAAGAAGCAATGGACGCTTTTGCTGCTAAGAAAAAAGCACAAGCAATGGAAGATGAATTACGCAGTTGGATTAATATGGTTCACGGTCCTAATGCTTGGGCTGAATTACTGAAGATGCAATCGAAAATTAGAAAGCAAAGGCAAGAACAACTGTATGCTCAAGCCGAGCTACGCAGTAAGATAATGAATATCATTGGTATTATTTTATTGTGTACTTTAATTGGTGGGGTAATAATGTATATAGGATATTTATTTTATCAAAAGAGAATGGGTAATATATGACAAAGATGACAAAGGTAGTAGAAGATTGGACACACGCTATTGATTCTTTTAAGGTAATACCAAGAGCATTAATACTATTATATATGTACTTAACTTATAAAACTGTATTTTGGTATATGGGTTTGGAAGCACCAAGTTTTGAACAGAGTGGAATGGTATCAGTATTGACAAGTGCAAACGCTGTTGCTATGGGTTTATTTATGGGAAGGTCTAGTTGACGTGGTTGTTAGTAGTTTTTCTTTCAGGAACAGTTCAGGAATCGGTGTACTATAGTGATTTGGATTCGTGTCTTAGAACTGCATCAAAGCTTAGGTCACAAAACTATGACCCATCACTCGCTGGGGATAGTAGGATATGGGTCAAAGCTTACTGCGTTCCTAAGACAGTGCCTAAAAAGGAGTAAGATATGTTTGCAAGTATTATAGGTCCAATTAGTTCTCTTGCTGGTACTTGGCTGGAAGGCAAAGTTAGTAAAGCTAAAGCCGAAACAGATATTAAAGTAGCTAAAGCTCAAGCTGAAGCTGAAGTTTATCGTACCTCTGCTACATCTGAGATGCTTAACGAACAAGCTTTAACAGCACAAATGGCTGGGAGTTGGAAAGATGAATTCTGGACTATTATTTTTGGTGCTATTCTTGTGGCTTGTTTTGTTCCTTATACTCAGCCTTATGTAAAAGAAGGCTTTGATTTTTTAAATACATCAACACCGACTTGGTTCTCTACTTGTTTATATATTTGTATTGGTTCTTCATTCGGTTATCGCTTTGGTAAAACTGGGTTACAACTTATGAACAAAGGAAAGTAATATGGCTACTCCTTTATGGCAAAGAAAGGCTGGTAAGAATCCAGAAGGTGGATTGAATGAAGCTGGTCGTAGGTCTTATAATGCTAAAGGTGGTAACTTAAAACCACCAGTATCAAAAGCTCAAGCAAAGAAAAGTCCTAAGTCGGCTAGTCGTAGAAAAAGTTTTTGTGCCAGAATGAGAGGTATGAAAAAGAAATTGACTTCTGCTAAAACAGCAAACAATCCTAATAGCAGAATCAATAAGTCACTTCGTAAATGGGATTGTTAAAGGAGATATATTATGCCAATGGGTAAAGGAACATATGGTTCACAAAAAGGTAGACCATCAAATGATTTAAAAGGTAAACAAAAAAGTTTACCAGAAGGATTAAAGAAAAAAATAATGGCGTCAAAGAAAAGGAAAATGAAACGTGGCAGTTAATGAAGCTGGCAATTATACCAAACCTACTATGCGTAAAAGAATTTTTGCTCGTATAAAGGCTGGTACTAAAGGTGGCAAAGCTGGTCAATGGTCGGCTCGTAAAGCTCAGATGCTTGCTCGTGAATACAAATCAAAAGGTGGAGGATATACAGGGTGAAATCTTTAATCGGATTAACTGACAGACAGAAAGAAACTTTAAAGAAACATTCTAAGCACCATAGTAAAAAGCATATGGACTTGATGAAAACTAAAATGAAATCTGGTATGTCATTTGGCAAAGCTCACAAGCTAGCACAAAGTAAAGTTGGCAAGTAATGAAAGCACCACAAAAAAGTTTACTTGATTGGGGTAAACAAAAGTGGCGCACCAAATCTGGTAAGCCTAGCACACAAGGACCCAATGCAACTGGCGAAAGATATTTACCTAGCTCTGCCATAGCTTCACTCTCTGCATCTGAGTACGCTCGAACTTCACGCAAGAAAAGAGAAGACACACGAAAAGGTAAACAGTTTTCTAAACAACCTAAGAAGATAGCAAAGAAAACCAAAGGACATAGATAATGGATTTAATAGATACAATAAAAAAACACGAAGGTTGTCGCCTTGATATGTACAAAGATACAGTAGGTGTATGGACAATCGGTTATGGACACAACCTTGCCGAAGGCATTGACCAAGAAACAGCAGACTTTATTCTTGCTCGTGACTTGGAAAAACATTCTCAAGAGCTGGACAAACATAAACCTATGTGGCGAGAGCTTCCAGACCCAGCACAGATTGTAATTTTATCTATGCAATTTAATATGGGTTGGAATAGATTCTCTAAATTTGTAAAGTTTTGGGACGCAATAGAGAAAAAAGATTTTAAAACTGCTGGTTTTGAGATGCAAAATAGTCGCTGGTGGGGTCAAGTTAAATCCCGTGGACCAGAGCTACAACAGTTATTACTAGATATTTAAGGGGTACAATCATACTCGGAGGTATCATTCCACCCCTCTGACGGCCTTTATATCAAGCCGTTTTTCTGAACTTACCTGTCCAAATCTTTATTTTCTTGTTTAACCACTGAAAAAAAGGGATACTTGTTTGATTGCGAACTAAAGTACTTTGTTCTGTAGCTTTTTGATTGAAGGCTCTCTCCACTTTCTTGTAAAATTCTTTGTTGAATTTTTTTTTAGGTGGACGTCCTCTTTTTTTTAATGTCTGTGTCATACTTTTCTCCAATAAGTTTAACAATTTTATTTTTATTTAAGATAGTTCTGTACATAACACCATCTACCATAGCTAATAATTCTTTACCTAGCAAGATATAGTCTATTCTTTTAGGCATCAGTATTTTTTCTTGAACAAATGTTTTGGTGGACGCTTACGCGCCTTCATTGTTTCTTCATCTGTCCAACATCTATCTGAAGCTGGCAAAGTATTATACTGGTTAAACACTCTTCCGTGCCTATCCCAATTCTCAGCTCTTGGGTCATCTTCAAAACCCCCACTAATTTTTTTTGAAGGCTCAGTATTTTTTACCCAACCTTTATCCCACGTTCTTCCTTTAAGACTAGCCATATTACCTCCTCTTGGCTGGCGATAGGTGATTGCCTTTAGCATAACATAACTCATAATTAATATAAAAAGGTTTAAAGATTATAAGATTACAACCACCTATCATAGTTTATTTATTATTTAAGATTTGGATAGAATTGTCTATACAAAATTCTTAATGCTGTTTTGATTAGTTGAGTTTTACTCATTGTTATCTGCATATTATCAAGATAATATTTTTGTAATTTCTCAATCTTATCTATTTCTTCCGAAGTAAATGGAATATTATAGTTAGTTTTTTTACCAGTCATAATCCACGTCCTTCTTTTCTTCCTTCTTTAAATCGTCAGCCATCTTGTCTAACTCTTTACCAAAAGGAATCTCGTCATCAAGCTCACTTACATTTTCTTGTGGCTCTGTGATTCTGAATGAGAGATAGTTCATATCTCCCTTTGTTTGTTTCCAACAAGCTATACGTTTCTCAAACATTTCTAACTTGCCAGTATAATGTGGCTTCTTGTCATTAGGTTCTTTGTAGCTGTTGTTAAAGATTGCACCAGCTTTGACATACACTTCCATAAATGGTTTGCCATCTCGTGATTCATCAGCCACAACTACAAACTTATGTGGCTTGTTATCAATCTCACCATTACCTTGAAACAACATTTTTTGTTTTGGTCTTGGGGGAAATGTTGCACCCCTATTATTATTATCATATTCCATTAGCGTACTCCTTTAGGTTTGGAATTTTTAAAATCATCAGCTTCATCTTCTGAGTATGTATCACCGTGCATACCAATGAGCTTTAGTATTACCCTATCTTTGGCACGTTTCTCTGCCATAGCATATGGATAACCATTCTTATTATTGTATGGTGAAGCTTCACCGAATGACCATTCGCTTACTTCAGTTACCTTACCATTGTCGGCAACAACATTACGTCTACCTCTAACAGTAAGTACAACACATTTATTTTTCTGGTCTGTTTCGATTATGATTGGGTCATCAAACTTGATACCAAATCTTACAGCAATTTTTTCTAAAGACTTGTGATTGATAACCCAAGTACCGTGACAATCCCATAGAGATGTCGCTGGTGTTTCGCCAATTTCTTTTAGAATCTTGGCTAGATTCTCTGGTATTTTATTAGCCATTATTTACTACCTCCAATAATGTATATTTCGCCCACCACTTTTTACCATCTGTTTCTCTGGTAGATACAATGGTGTGTCCATCATCTTTCAAATCATAGATGATTGCTGATAATCTTGTAGCGTGATAACGCTCAATAGCTTCCCAGCTTGTGATAGATTTACGGTCTTTTAAATGCTCAAGCACTTGTTTCTTTTGCGATAACATATTGTTACTCCTCATTTAGTTTGATTGTTTTGCGACCAGCCTTAGATACATTGACAGAGAGTAGGTCACAATGTAACTCTCTATCGTTATCTGTCACACTTAATGTAAGAAACTTCTTAGCTTCTGTGTTAGTCTTTGCATCATAGTAAGTACGCTTGTACTCGTGTGCCATATGCATAAACTCATTGTCGTGTGACATATCTCTGCGAACTCTATCATCAATAGGAACTAAATCTGATGATGGTTTCATTACTTCAAGGTTTGTAGGTGCCATACCTTTCTCCAAGCAATCCCAAAACTCTTTTATATACACCCATATCTTATCGAAATATTCCTGACTCCAAGATACCTTTACATAATCCCACTTACTATTCCCAAATATAACAGACAAATAACAAGCATCTGTTCGTGTAAGAAACATATACAGTTGCATCTGACCCATATAATAATCTGTTACTTTGTTCATAGTAGTAAATGGATTGGTATGCTTACATTCAATAACAGCATAAGTATTATCATACTTCATATGCTCTGTTACTGGACCAAGATTGTGTCTGTTTACAGGTTCATCTTTTGGATAACGTGGTTTCATAATCAAACCATCTGTGTGTCCGTGTAACTTCACACCATTTAATGTATGTCCGTGTGTATTATAAAGAGCTTCTTTCTCTATATCTCTACCATTCCATAACTCTTCTGGACTATGGTCACGGAACCATTCTAGATTAAAGTTTTCTGTTTCGATACCAAGCTGTACTTGTATAACGTCAGACAAATCTTCTTTCTCTTTGGCTCCAGTTTTTTCTAGGTACAACTCGTACCAATTACCATTGAGTAGTCTTGTAACGTCAGACCCACCGATACTATATTTATTTTTCGCCATCATTACCTCCTCAAGTATATGCGATTGTTATTATTTTACACTGTGTTCAACTTAGATTCAAGAGTTTTTATAAGTTTCTCACGTGCTTCTAACTTAGAACTAATAGGTTTGTATAGTTCTTCGTATGTTGACCAGAACTTATTGTACTTAGCATTGTACTTTATTGTAAAGTTTGCCAAGTCTGCTGGTATATCTCCCATTACTAATGCAATAAGTTTTGCTTTTGATTTAGCTGTACCTTCACCAACCTTAGCTTGTATGCTGTATAGAATCTCTAGTTGTTTTTCTAATTCTCTTTTAGGATAAGGCTCAAGAGATTTATATGCAACAAGGTAAGCTTCTTGTAGTTTATCTTTGTCATTAGTTGTTATATCATAGCCAGTTGTTACAGAATCAAATCCGTAATCACTACTAAATGTTTTGATACAAGGTGAAAATTGTTCACCAAATATATCAGACATTTTTTTCTCTAGTTCTTTACTAGTTTGTGTCGGCTCTTTCATAGCTAGACGCATAGCCCAACTACTATTGCGTTGCACTGCTGGTAAATTATTTTTGCTTTCCATTCATACCTCCAAAGTTCTTGCATACATATGAGTACATATGATACATATGGTTTATGTTACCTCCTCAAAGTAACTAGCAATATTAGGGTAGTACTTCTCCATTGTACTACCCTTTTTTTATTCTCTTTAGTTGTGTCTTTTGATGTGCTGGTTTGTTCTTCAAGCTTTCTATTGCACACTTACTACAGTAGTATCTGTACCTATCTTGCACAACAGCTGTTGCTTTATTACAAATCATACATCTCATAAAGATTCTATTCCAAGAAGTTTTTTTATATTTTCGTTCTTTACATTGAAACAAATATACGCACTCCCATTCTTTTCTTTTAATAAAAGTAAATCAACTTTTGAATCTGGTTTAAGATACTTAGTTATTAAAGAGAAACCTTTTGCTCTGTACTTTGATTCGCATATAACTTCGATACGTTTATAATTTTGTTTAGGTTCTTCTCTGTTATCTGGAATAAACAATCTTATATCATTAGGAAATTCTTTTAAGATACCACTCAATGGTTGTCGTGTAGACGCCCATCTCCAACTTTTAAATAAAGCAACCCACCAGTTTTCGTGGTAGGTTCCTTTTCTTTTTTCTTTACTTGACATTGTTGACAACCTCCATACTCACTATGTTTACAAGTAAGTTCATTTTAATTTGGAACTCTATATTCTTTGGGGTTTTATTTATACCTTTTGTTTCTTTATTAGTTATAGACTCACACGCCCATAGACTTCCAATGTCTTGTATCAAGTTATACTTTATCTTATCAACTATTTCTGTTGGTGTATGCTTTCTATACATTACGCCCTCCTATAAAAGATGTTACTTGTATGATGTTGATAGTCTTCATACAATAAGTTAGATGAATATATCTTAGTCCCTTTCTCATACAGTTCGTGTTCGTTTGGACCAAGCTCTTTCTTTACCCAGCTTCTTTCAACTAGATAATCTACTGCTTTCTGTGCATCAGCACAAGCGTTCCACAATATACTAGGTTTCTCCTTGAGTATTTTAATCCAAGACTTGAGATACTTTACAGTATCATCTTGACGCTCACTATGTATCCCAAACTTTGCACACAAGAACGAAGCTCCAAGTTCTGCAATCAATTCTTCTTTGGCATATACTTCTTCATTGCGAAACTTATCTGTGATACCAGCTCTGTCCAGCCTGTGATATGCTCCTGTTGCGTGGACATATTCGTGGAATATTGTACTGTAATATCCATTCGTTGATTTGAACCACGCTTTGTTTGGCATATGTACATAGTCATCTTTGATTCTATAGAACGCTCGCCTTGAATCACTATGCTTGGTTTCAATTTCGCAGCTCTTAATAAAATCATCTATGTCTTGGTTGGCTTGGAACTCAAGCTCAACTTCTGGGTCATCAATATATTCTGGTGGAACATTTTCTATTTGGTCTTTGTTCCATACTGGATACGTTGCAAATCCACCAGCATATTTGTCACCAGTTTCATCATCTGTTTTTATTATTGGACGTATAGCAAACTGTAACCCAGCCTTGCTACCTTTCTTTAGTTTAGCACCTACACTATTCCATTGCTTCATAGTCGCCCAATCATTACTTGAATAGTTGTACATCTGCGAAGCAAACCACAACCACATAGCATTGCCACCAGTAAAGTTTACATTGCTTACAATATTTCTTGGTGGTGTTACAGCTCCATGCCAAGGGGCTTCCCACCCCCTGGAATTTTCAACACCAGACTCAAGACTCTTGATTATCTCTTCGACAATCTGTTGCTGTTTACTTGGCATACTTCTTCCCCCATTCTCTGTGTGACTTTGTTACCAAAGCTTTACGAATTGTCTCAGTTAAGTCTGCGATTGGAACCAACTCAAACTCTTCACTTACATCTTGAACTGTAAAGAGTGGAAGCTTTCTGTCTGCCTTCCTATTAGTATGAATGAAACAAGATATTGTTAGGTCGTGGTCTGTACCATTGTTAAGGTCTTCACACTTTAACCTTATACTTAGTACGTCCTCTGTCGGACTAACAACGATTGATATTGACTTAGGTTGTGATACGTTAATAGACGTTTCGATTCTCTGCATTGTGTACCTCCTCGTACTTGCAATTATAATTAAGATTTATGGGGGATAATACCTATACTTATCCCCCTTTTTTATCCAACTTTTTGATGTAGTAATTCAGTTGATTTAAATTACTAAAAGGTTTGCCTTTCTTTTTCTGTTATAGTTTAAGTTTAGTATTGTGGTGGGTCATCATCATAGACCTCACCGTAATCAGCCCACTCTTGTTCCCAAGATGGTTGACCATCATCTTGATTGCTAGGTTCACAATCAATACAATAGTCTGTTTGTGTGGCTGACATTTGGTCTGGCTTACAATACTGTTTACACTCACAGCATTGATAACCCATATTAGATTTATACGTTGGACACATTTTTCTCTCCAAATTCATATGCTCCATTTCCAAAGTGTGATAAAACTGTACGACACAATTCTTTATCAGTAAAAATTATGTAGTTCTCACCACCAAGTCTTTCAAAGTTCTTGGCATTGAAGTATTCTATGTACTGACCAAAGCTTATTGACTGCATATGTGGG